TGATCCTGTAGCACTTGCGGAAAAGAGGGCAACAACATTTAGTACAAGAAAAAAAGTATTACTTACATCTACACCTACTATTAAGGACTTTTCAAGAATAGAAAGCGAATACCTAACCTCAGATCAGAGGCTTTATTATGTACCCTGTCCTATTTGTGGAGAGTATCAAGATCTAAGGTGGAAACAATTACAAAAAGAAGATGTTAATAATGTTAAATATAAATGTATACATTGTGAAGGTCTGTTTGATGAAAGCTATAAGACAAAGATGTTAAGAATGGGTGAATGGCGTGCAAGTAAAGAAGGTGATGGTATTACAGCAGGTTTTAGATTGAATGGTTTGTATAGTCCATTAGGTTGGTTTAGTTGGAAAGAAATGGTTATGGAATTTAATAAAGCAAAAGGTGACGCACCATTAATAAAAACATTTGTTAATACACGTTTGGCAGAAACATTTGAAACAGACTATGTAAGTTCCATGAGTGCAGAAGGCTTGTTAAAAAGATGCGAGAGTTATGAACAGGCAACATGTCCAGAAGGTGTATTATTTCTTACGCAGGGTGTTGATTGTCAGGTAGATAGATTAGAGGTTAGTACTTGGGGATGGGGTAAAGGTGAAGAAGCATTTTTAATAGATCATGTACAACTATGGGGTGATCCTCATCAGGCAGAAGTATGGAAGCAATTACAGATAGTTATAAATCAACAATATGAACATGAGAACGGTAAAAGTTTAGTACCTGTTATAAGTGCGATTGACTCAGGAGGCTTACACACTTCAGAGGTTTACCAGTTTGCTAGGGAAAAAGTAGCACAGGGTGTAATAGCAATTAAAGGACAATCACAAGCTAATAAACCTGCAATAGGTAGACCCACAAGAGTTGATATAAATTTTAGAAAAACAAATAGAGCTATAAAAAAAGGTGGCCTTGTATATCCATTAGGAGTTGACACTATAAAAAATACATTAATGGGTAGATTGAAAAATAATAAGGTAGGCAGTCATGGCTATATACATTTTCATGCAAATACAAGTGAAGAATATTTTAAACAGATAACAGCAGAAAGACAGATATTAAAAACAAACAAAGCAGGGTTTCAAGTTCCACAATGGGTTAAGAAAGCAACAACAAGGAATGAGTGTTTAGACACTTGGGTATACAGTTACGCTGCAATGTGTTTTTATATAAGTAAATTTAATAGAAATACAGTGTGGCAACAGTTAGAAAATAAATTAAATGAAGATGATAATGTAGTTAAGCCTAAAAGAGCTACAATAAAAAGAACATCTACTAATAACTTTGTTAACAACTGGTAAACATTATGTGGAAATCTGACTTACCTAGTGAAATTGTGGCAGGTACTACTATTGAATGGGTAGATGAAGCAACTACTGCTGGCATAAATGAAACTATAAGTAGTCCTGATTGGACATTAGAATATTTTTTAAGAACAAATACAGCTAGTGAAGGTCATATAGCTACAGGTACACAATATCAAAACAGTACAGGTTGGCAATTTACCATTAGTGCAACAGATAGTGCAGGGTTTGATGCTGGTAATTGGTTTTGGTCGGCAAGAGCATTTAAAAGCGGAAAGGTATTTGAAATTGGTAGTGGTGAGTTAGTAGTAAAACAATCACTACAATATACTGGTACACCTGCTGCGATTGATAACAGAACACAAACAGAAATAGATCTAGATGCTGTTACTGCTGCGATTAGAGCTATAATAGCTGATAAGGCTGCAAAGTATTCTATAGGCGGTAGAAGCTTTGAAAGAATAAATTTACCTGAGTTAAGAGCAAGAGAAGCGGAACTAAAAGCTAGAGTATTTAGCGAAAAGAGGTATAGTTTAAAAAGTCAGGGTTTAGGAGACCCTAAAAACCTTTATGTTCACTTTTAGGGGGGTTAAATGGGCTTAAGAAACGCTTGGAAGGGCTTATTTACATCTAATAACGACTTAAATAGCCGTAGAAATAGGTTGAAAAGGATGTATTCGGGTGCTAGATATGACAGAACTAACCTATCTTGGGTTACACCTTTATCATCCCCCGATCAAAGTTATAAAAAATCTATAGATACATTACGCAAAAGAGTACACGATTTAGTACGTAATAATAACTACGCTGCACAGGCTATTAGATATGCAACTAACCAGATAGTAGGTCAAGGTGTGACAATGCAAGCACAAATAAAAAGTCAGCGTGGCGGTACACCTAATACTAGATTAAATGAGTCTATAGAGGGTGAGTGGAGTAAATGGGGTAGAAAAGATAGCTGTGATATTCGTGGTGTTCTTTGTTTTTCTGAACTAGAAAGACTAGCTGTTAGATCAATGATAGAAAGCGGTGAATGTTTTATCATTATCCATAGAAAAGCATACGGCAGAAGCAAAATACCTTTTTCATTAGAAGTATTAGAAGCTGAACAATTAGATGATGATTATAAAGGTGCAAAAAAGAATAATAAAAACGTATGGAGGTTAGGTATTGAACTTAGTCCAGAAGGTAGGGCTGTTAGTTATGCATTTTTAAAGAAACACCCTGGCGATACAAACTTTGCAACAGTACCCGAAGAAAGAAGGCATATTATTGTCCCTGCAAAAGATGTAATACATTTATTTATGCCTTTAAGACCAGGCCAGCATAGAGGAGTACCTTTTTTAGCTAGTGCAATAAATCATTTACATCAGTTAGATGGATATATAGAAGCAACTGTTGTAGGTCAACGTGCAAGTAGTGCATTAATGGGATTTATTACAAGTCCAGAAGGTGAACTAGATGCAGGTGGTGAGGTATTCGATTATGAACGTGTTAGCGGATTTGAGCCTGGTACTTTTAAATACTTAGCACCAGGAGAATCAATATCTGTACCTGATTTAGATAAAGCTAATGGAGAGTTTGAACCATTTGTAAGGTCGATGCTTAGAAGCATGGCAAGCGGTTTAGGCTGTAGTTTTGAAGCTATAAGTTCTGACTACTCCCAATCTAATTACAGCAGTAGCAGGTTAGCAATGTTACAGGATCGAGATCACTGGCGTACTATTCAAAAAATGTTAAAAGAAGTGTTCTATCAACCTATATATGAATACTGGTTAGAGATGGCTGTATTAAGTGGCACTCTTACATTGCCTACATATTCAACAACACCTGATGTATATGAAAAGGTTAGATGGGTATGTAGAGGGTATAGCTATGTAGATCCACAGAAAGAAATTGCAGCAATGAAAGATGCTGTAAGATGTGGTTTTAAAACATTAACTGATGTTGTATCTGAGAATGGTGGAGATATTGAAGAGTTGTTAATAGCAAGACAGACAGAATTAGCAAAACTAGATGAGTTGAATATTATTACTGATACAGACCCATCTGCTACTAATAAGAGTGGTGGTTCACAATTTAAACCTATTAATACTGTTGATCCTTTTGGTGATACAGATCCACCATCAGGACAAGATGCAGAAAACGTAGTGGACGGATCAGATGGCAGTTATTAACGGCACAGAAATTGACCTTATGCCTACAAAAGGTATGAGGGATGAGGCACGGAAATATAGAAAATGGAAAGCAGAAGGCAGGGCTGGCGGTACTGATGTTGCAGCTAGAAGAGCAACACAAATACTTAGCGGTGATGAACTTTCTCCAAAAACTGTTATAGATATGGCTGCTTGGCATGCAAGACATGCTGTTGATAAAGAGGCAGAAGGCTACAGACCTAATGAGGATGGTTATCCAAGTCCTGGCAGAGTAGCAAGTGCAGCTTGGGGAGGATCAGCAGGTGAAAGTTTTTCTAGAGCAAAATCAGCTAGAATAAAAGAATTAAGAAACAATGATGCTATGCCTAAAACAAAACGTGCAGCAAAACGTGCAGAACCAGATGAATTAAGCGTAGGTGATTCAGTACAATGGAACGCAAGCGGTGGCACTGCAAGAGGTGTTATAGATTCTATTGAACGTGATGGAACTATAAATGTACCTGATTCTGATTTTGAAATTACTGGTACAGAAGATGACCCTGCTGCATTAATTACTGTTTATAGAGAAGTTGATGGTGATTTTGAGGCAACAGATGTGAAGGTTGGTCATAAATTCAGCACACTTACTAAGATAAATTCATTAAGAAGTGTTACAACTGTCTTAAAACGTAGTGGTGAAACATCTTTTTCAGAGAAAGACGAAAACACATACGAATTTAGTTTTAGTTCTGAGTACCCTGTAGAAAGATCCTTCGGAACGGAAATACTAAGCCACGAAACAGGTTCTATAGATTTTGGAAGGTTAAACGGCGGCGTAGCACCTGTGTTATGGAATCATGATATGGATCAGGTTATAGGAATTGTTAGAAATGCTTACTTAGATAAAGACAAGAAAAAAGGTAGGGCAGTTGTTGAATTAAGCAGAAATTCTAAGGCACAGGAAGTAAAAAGAGATATAGATGACGGCATTTTAAGTGCAATTAGCGTAGGTTATCGTATTTTAGAGATGAAAGAACAAGAAATAAACGGATCTAACGCTTTTCTGGCCACTCGCTGGGAGCCACACGAGGTATCGGTTGTTGCAAGTCCTGCTGCACCAGATGTAGGTATTTCAAGAGGATTAATTGATGAAAACACTATGCCTAGTGTTAAAAAACAAGATATGATAGACAGTAAGCGTGTATACGCAGCGTCTACTGACGCACAACAGCCCAATTCTAAAAAACAAGC